TTGTACCATAAACTATAAGATATCCATTTATTACTTTATCTTTCACTTGTTTAAATACTTTCATTACAACTGTATCAACACCATCAGAATCCTTATATTGATAATGCAATTCTTCAACTATAAATAAAACTGGTTCATGCAGTCCCATACAAATTCCACTTTCCACAAATCTATTCAATAAATTCATAAGATTTGCTTTATCACGCTTATCAGCCATAACAATTTTTCTTATCGTTTCTTTATCTTTACAAAGTACCCTAGTCTGTACTTTATCACCGGGAGCCCATATTGGAAACATGTCATTGTTTTGTGATGATTTTTCAGGTGGTTCAAGATTCTTTGGTTCAGGCCAAGGTATAACCTCACCAATTTGAGAATATGATAAATTAGGCAGCAACAGTCCCAACATTATCGTCAATGTTATGATTAAGTATTTCATTTTTTTCTTCCCATTTCTTTATTGTCTCAGTAAGTAATGGTAGATATTCGTATTTCTTTTTTATAAATTCTTGTGTTGTTCCATCTTCTGTAACTACAAGTATTACCACTTGATCAACGACTATTCCCGTTCTCTCACCAAACATCTCAGCGTATGCAGCACCTTGAATATAATAATTTTCATTCCATAAATCTGTGCGTTCTTTAGTTGAAGTTTTAAAATCTATAATAGACAATTTTCCTTTGTATTCTGCAATACAATCTGCTCTACCAGCAATTCTATAACTGTCACTATACAAACCACATTCCTGTGCATATATATTATTTATATTACATAACAATTTATTTTTCATTTCGGTAAAAATACACCAAGGAAAAAACTCCTTTTTATGATGTTCAATATCCTTATTATTTAAATAGTCCTCACACATATGATGGACCTTGTTACCTCTGGAAGATGCCTTTCTTGCAATATTATTTGCAGCCTCTTCACCCACCCGCTTACGCCATTCCATCAATCCTTTTTTATTACGAATTGACAGAACAGTTGTGATTGATGGGTATTTGTTACCCTCTGGCGTATTGTATAACCGTACACCATTATTGTTAGTTGCCGTTAAAGGTTGCAACTCTACCTCTACATGATTAAACATTATTTATTTTTCAAGCCTTTGTTAATTTATTTATCCATAAATTCTGGATAAGCATTTCCTGTACCTTCATACATATCAGAACCAACCAATTCTTCTTCTTTACCTACACGAATACCAATAGTTTTGTCCAACACCCACCATGTGCCTAGAGAAGTTGTAAATACAAATCCACCAATAACACTAATACCAAGTAATTGAATCATCAATATTGCATCTATGTTAAAGATTGGAACTAATAGTAATCCAAGTATACCAGCAGTACCATGTACAGAGATAGCACCAACAGGGTCATCAATACCCCATTTCTCAAGAAGTGTCATAGACATTGGAATTAATGCACCACCCAACGCACCATAAAGCACTGCAAATTCTGGACTTGGTGAATACGGGTCAGCAGTAATAACTACCAATCCTGCCAATGCTCCATTTAGAGTTACATTGAGAATGACTTTCTTTGTCCAAAGTTTAGATACAATCATAGCACCCAACAATCCACCGGCAGCTGCCATGTTAGTGTTAACAAAGATTTTACCTAATGCATTTGCATCATCAATGGTAGAAAATGCTAGTTGAGAACCACCATTAAAGAAGAACCAACCCAACCACAGGATTAATGTGCCTAGTGCAACAAGGGGCATATTTGAACCGGGAATGTTTTTCGGTTTCCCATTCTTGTCATACTTTCCATCACGAGCGCCTATCATAATCACAGATGCAAGTGCAGCTGCAGCACCAGCCATATGAACAATGCCAGAACCAGCAAAATCAAAAAATCCTAGTTCACTTAAAAATCCACCACCCCAAGTCCAAGAACCTTCAAGCGGATAAATAACCGCTGAAAATATAGCAGTAAATATCAGAAATGACCATAGTTTCTTTCTTTCTGCAACTGCACCTGAAACAACAGACATTGCAGTTGCAACAAATACCATTTGGAAAAAGAAATCGGCATACATTGAATGTGTATCTGGTTCAGTCCATCCATACATTATCTCATAACCTAAAAACAAAAATGCAATAGATGCTACTGAAAATAATGCAACATTCTTTGTTAAAATTTCTGTAACATTTTTGGTTCTAACCGAGCCAGCTTCAAGAGCAGTAAATCCTGCTGCCATCCACATAACCATTGCACCCGATATTAGAAAAAATATTGTGTTTAATGCATAATTTGTTTCAATCATTAAATCAACTCAAAATGTGGTCCATCAATGAACGGGCGGCGACCCTGTGACCTACGAAGATCAACATAACTTAGCATTGCTTCTTCCATAGTACCATCCCAATCACGAATGTCTGATACACTCCAAGCAGCACCCCAACGAACACCAACATCCAATTTAATTGCAGCAGTCTTCATAGCATCTGCAATTTCATCATAGACATTTAGTTCCCAAGAACCTCTACCATTGATATATGCCATCAAATCTACAGCATTTCCTTCTAGATGTTTAGACTTCATAGTTTTAGACGCACCTTTAGCAACAAGCGATATTTGTTCTTCTAAAGTTCTAAGTCCTTGAATAACACCGAAATCGACTTCTGTTACTTCAATAGCATATTCAACAACATCAATCAAATCTAGATTGACACCTTCTAACCGCATTCTTGATTTTGACGATAGTTTATAAGACATTTTTTATTTCTCCTTTTGGTGTTGGTTTTATATAAATTTTATTCAAGATGTAAACCCATTTTTATTTTATTAATAAGATAGTCTCTAATAAAACCAGATCTAACGATGTCTCCTATATTGAATTCCATACAATTGAATACATCCATCTGTTGTAAAATCTTTAAAAAATTATAAAGCCCATTCTTCTCATTTACTTTTTGCAAATCAGATTGACCAAAATCTCCACAGAAAACAATTCTGGAATCCTGGCCGACTCTAGTGATAATAGTATCTAATTCGTGAAAATTTAGATTCTGACATTCATCTACTATAATCAGTGAGTTATCAAATGTCAATCCTCTCAGAAAAGAAGTTGACAAAAAGAATAGAGAACCCTGTGATTTTAGTTTATCATATAGACCATTAAATGCCTGTTCATTATTCATTTGAAACATAAAACGAACCATATTTTGATACGGCACTTGATACAATGCAGATTTATCTTCTTCATCGCCAGGAAGAAAACCAATTTCTCTTGTAGGTATTAAAGAACGAACTATGATAACCTTATCATATGCAGTTTGTAAATCTAATACATCTTGTAAACCAAGATATAGAGATATGAAGGTTTTTCCTGTTCCTGCTGCGCCATACAAAAATTGATGTTGTCCTTTTTTCCAAGATTCAAACACAATTTTTTGGTTGTCTGTTATAGGTTTGACAGAAATTAGATTGGAAATTCCAATTTCTTTTGTAACTTTCTTAGAAGCCATTATTTTCTCTTTCTATGTTCATTTATGATGCTTTCTGATTTCAATCGCTGAATGCTCTTACTATTTCCATACTTATCTGCCATTGGAGAATCTGGATGTTTAGAAGCAATACCTTTCATTAAATCTTTGAACCCTTCATCATTTTTTGGACCAACACCCATAAGATGATCTCCAGTTAATGCAGGTGCACTACCTGGCCCCCATGACCGTTTGATGTGTGGATATTCTTTTAGTAATTTTTCCATATCTGCGATGGACATAAATTCATCATATTCTGTTCCTGCTAATTCATTAAAAAATGTATATGTTGGCATTATATTTTAGATTCCAATTCTTTGTTTAGCCTCTTCAATTTTCTGTGCAAGTAAGAAAAAATTATCTCCAGCATTACTAATTGATTTTTAAACGTTTCAATTTCAGACAATCCTTCTGTAGAGTTATTTTTATTTATTTTTTCAATATGTAAATAAATTTGTTTTTCTATCTTAATTATCTTTTTATTGAGATATTCCTGAGAACTCTCTGTCATTAAACCACTCCGGTACTTTTCTCCGCTTCCATTTTGCGAAACCTGATTTCTCTTTTATATAGTAAGAACGATACGCATTAATTGTATCTTTCTCTTTACAATAGTCAGGCATACATTGTGGTGGTTCAGTGAATGGCACATCAACAAAACCACTCTCACCATAAGATTTGTCATTTTTAATACTACCGGGAATATTTATAGGTGCATCATACAGTGGCACCATCAACCGTTCCGTGGCGTGATGCTTATCATATCGATGTGTATATTCTTGCATAAGTGCAACCATATGTTCATACAACCACATGTAATTTTCCCAACTAGAACGGACCCAGATTGTACTAGGATGGTTCTTGTGAGCCATCTTGTATAAATTTTCACCTTCAATCATATCAACATCATCAAGAACACGATGTGTGGTACAAAGCATTTGTGCACTTTCTAAAATCATCTTGACAACATGTTTATCACACATCATCTGTGCAGCCTTCACGGGGTCTTCATCTAGGTAAAAAATGTTCATCTGTTATCGCCATCACCAGTAATTTTGTTACGTTCCATTCTAGAACTTAGTTTTGCCACATTGGCCTGTGCAATCTCTTCAAGAGTTACACCTAAATCATCTGCAAGAGCAGAGATATACCACAACACATCACCTAATTCAAGTCCAACACCAACCAGTGTTCTGCCGTCACGCATATGTTTTTTAATTTTTTCTGCAACTTCACCAGCCTCACCACACAATCCAAGTGTAGGATACACAACTCTACAATCTTCTGGATAGATTGCTGTTGAACGTGCGAATTCTTGATACTCATCAAATGTCATCGCCATTAGATAATAATTCCACTAGTTGTCTGAATATATGCTTTTTCAATATCATCATTGCTTTCTGTAACAAGAACAATACCCGAACCCCAAAAAGTTACTTCTTCAGGATTTTCTTTACCAGTAAGACATACACCACGAGCAAAACCCATACCATCTTTTGTATTAACTATCATCTTTGGATTTTTGAGAATTACTTTATTCTCGCCTTGGTATTCAAGCCTACCAACAAACTCACCTGCTGGTGTTACCACCGATACTAATTTATCAATCATTTTTTATTCCATCTATAAAATATATGTTTATCAATTTCAGTTGTTCTTATAAACTTTTTTCTCCATGAAGGTCTAACATAATTAGCATGGTAGAAAGTTGAACCGTCTGTAATGTCAATCCACTGTTTACTATTATCCATTATCTTACGAGCAAAGTCAAGGTTTTTTTTATAAATCTTTTTATTCTTTGGAATGTCTGAGACTCCATCACAATGCCAACTGAATTGACATTTATTAAGTTTTTTACTTCCGCCTTGCTTTACTACTTTACATATTGTATTAGGAAATCTATCATCATTAACACGATTGATAACAACAGAAGACACAGCTAACATACCAGCTGTGCCTTGATTGCGTACTTCAAAATACATATTTTTAGCAAGACATTCAGTTTGTTTTTTCATCTCTCTTTCTGGTTTATTAGCTAAATTTATAGTACTAACTATTCCACCAATTAATAACAAACTTCCAGAAACCCAAATACCTGCTACAATTATCATGTTCTTTATTGTCTTCCTTAACTCTCATCATCTAATTGCATGTATTCTTCATTCCAACCAAATGCTTCTTTAACAACATTAGCAGACAAACCTTTATATTTTCGATGAAGTGATTTATCTTTTGCAGCAACTACAATTTCTGCTTCACTTTGATGTAACCCCTCCAACATTTGAATAAACATATTTTCTTTACGATTTGGTGTTAGTTGGGGATTACCACCTTTAACATAATGAAACAACGTCCTTGCCTCATGAACAAGCATGTTGTGTTCCGTTCCCTCTGGAGCATCATTTGGTGTATATGGTACATTACCTTCAGGCAAGTCCCATTGAATATTTGGGTCATATGAAGATTTAATAACCATCCTCAATGCATCTGAATTATGTTTCCTCAATAATTCAACTTTCTCATTTTTAGTTTTCGCTTTCGCAACATTGTCCAAAACTTCAGACATTAGTGGTGTATATGGCATTTCAAAAATCTCCTATATTATCCATCAAAATGGATAATTTTTTGTCTATAAAATAATTTAGTAGTTTGCTACGATCCCCTTCTGGTGTTTCTGAATATGCTTGTACGCATTCATCATACAAATTTCTGGGACATTCTGTCAAATCAATAAGTTTTTTATTTCTCTGGTAATTTCTTTTTAATTCCTCATTGGGTAACAATTGTTCACACATTGGACCAGCCCAACTTGAAATCTTTTTTTTACTTAGTGGACGTTGGCGTAATCCATCCACAAAAGTATTGTCTGGTGATAAAACATTTGGCACACCATCACTCACATCACCTTTAAGAATATGTTCATAAAGATATTCAATAGGGTCAGGTCCATTAATAAATTTCTTTGTAACAGGACTATATTGTTTAACTTCCTTATACTTATGTAATTGAACAAAATCTTTATCGCCAGATAAAATTAGTATGTTGGGACAAGAAGATGCATGTTCCATACACAAAGAAGCAATAATATCATCTGCCTCTGCACCATAAACTTCAATTACCTTATATGGAAAACTTTCTGTAAGTTCTTCTTTGATGCTATTGAGACATCCAAAAATATTATTCCAATCATGTCCAGAAGTTTCTCTAGTCTTTTTTCGACTGGCTTTATATTCTGGATAATACTCTCGTCTCCAATAGTGTTTGGAATCATAACAAATAACCAACTCACCAAATTCATCAAAGAAACGTTCACGATACATACGAAGAGAATTTAGAATCATATGGCGAACCATATCTTCTTCAACTGTATGCGATTTTGTTATGTTCAAGTGCATCATAACACTTGCAACCCCAATTTGGTTCATATCAACTAATATAATTGTCCTGTCCTCATAATCAATTTTTATTTATACGTTTATTATACAATGCACAAAGCATAATGTCAATAGTTTTTGAGTTTATTTAATTAAACAAAATTCATACTTTAAAGTGAGCGTTAAAGCTCATGCTTCTTCTCTCACCTTCACTATAAAAAGGATATACAAAATGTTTCAAATATGACGGAAACACTAACA